AAGATGATGGCCCAGGCGCAAAACACCTACGAGCGCAAGAACTGGAGCAGCGTGATGCTGTTCAACTGCGACCACATGGCCAACCGCCGGCTGTCGCTGTGGGACGTGAACAACCGCCACCGCAACGAGCTCCATTCGTTCTACTGGCTGCACGACAGCGAGATCGGCGATCTGTCGGAGTCGTGGAACTGGCTGGTCAACGAGCAACCCAAGCCGGTGAGCCTGGGCATCGCCCATTTCACCAACGGCGGCCCGTTCAATGCGGACTGGCCAGGCGCGGCGCATGATGACCTGTGGCTCGAGGCCGCGCGCCGCGTTGGCCTGTGGGGCGAACACGGAGCACCAACATCGTGAGTGACGAGCGCAACGACGGACTGCACCCCCGGCACCCGGGCCGGGGGAAGTGCGCCGTGATCGAGATCGAGAGCGTCGACAACGAGCCCGAGATCGGCGGGTTCATCATCTTTCTGCCCAGCGGCGCGACGAAGACGGTGCACTGGCGCGAGACGAAGCCCATCAAGCCCACGCTCGAGGCGGCCAAGCAGTACACGACCCGCATCGTCGACTCGCTGCTGCGCCAGGGAGCCGCCGGCGACGCCGACATCCAGGGCACGAACTGGACCAGCGTCGCCGCGGCAGTGCAGCGCGTGATCCTCGACTGGAACGACAAGATCGTCGGCAAGATCAACGCCAAGATGGTGCGCGACATGGTCGACGGCACCGTCATCACCGGGGGGCCGCGCGACCGCCGCGGCCGCTGACGTGCAGAAGCTGGGCCCGCAACATCATCGATTCATCGCCAACTATGTGGCGAGGCCCCACAACGCCGCCGCGGCCTACGTCGCCGCCGGCTTCTCGCCAAACGGCGCGAAGCAGTCCGTGCACAACCTGTTGAAGGATCCGCTCATCCAGGGCGAGATCAAGCGCCTGATCGAGGAGAAGCACAAGGCGCTGCACATGGACGTCGACGAGATCCTCGCGCGTGCGGCCATGCTGGCGCGCATCGACGCCGCGGCGCTGTTCGACGAGCACGGCGCGCTGCGACCCATGCACGAGCTCGACGAGACGGCGTCGATCGCGATCTCCGGCGTCGAGGTGCAGGAGATCACCAGCGGCACCGGTAAGAACGCCAAGGTGATCGGCTCGCTCAAGAAGGTGCGTTTGCGCGATCCCATGGCGGCAATCAGACTCCTGGCTGAGCACAAGAAGCTGGTGCGCAACACCGACGACGGCGTCAACGCCCTGGCCAGTGCCCTTGCCGAACGACTGAACCAGGCGCGCATGCGCCGCAAAGCCAAGGAGAAATGAAATGCTCAAGCGCCCGATCCCCGACCTGGCACGCTTCCGCGACCAATGCACCGGCATCGGCCAGACCCGCGCCGCCAGCGAGCGCACCGGGCATCGCCGCTCGCAGGCCGTGATCGACTGCGCGCCGGCCGAACAGCGCAAATTCGCCGTCGGCTACCCGACGCCGACGCCCGACGACTACGCCATGTGCACCGCCGGCACCGTGCCGCGCCAGACCACGCTGCACCGCGGCGGCTGAACGACGAGCAGCAGGGGCGGGCAACCGCCCCCAGCGCGCGCCAGCCTGATCCGCGACGGGATAAGGCCTGCGCGATGGGCCAGCAGAGGGTGCCGCTCGCCCCGGGGTTAGATCCTTTCTCCGTATCCAACCCTCTGACGCCCCGCCAGCCCGAGAGGAGGGTGAAGCGGGGCACCTCAACACCGCGATGCGACCTCAACCCCTCCCGCCAGGCCTGAAACGCCAGAACGCGATCCGCGCCGCCGTGCCGATCGCCGCCGAGCCTGAGCCGCCGGCCTACGTCGACCACGAGGATCCGATCGAGCACGTGCTCGAGAAGCTGGCCGAGTACGAGCTCGACCCGCTGGGCTTCGTCATGTGGGCATTCCCGTGGGGCCAGCCCGGCACCACGCTGGAGCTCGAGGAGGGGCCGGAGCAGTGGCAGCACGACCAGCTGCAGCGCATCGGGGAGCGACTGCGCGCCGGCGAGAGCACCGGCACCGTCATCAAGGAGGCGATCAGCGCCGGCCACGGTGTCGGCAAGTCTGCCCTCGTCGCCTGGCTGATCCTGTGGGCCATCAGCACGTTCGAGGACACACGCGGCGTTGTCACGGCGAACACGAAAGACCAGCTGGTGCAGAAGACCTGGGCCGAGCTCGCCAGGTGGCATCAGCAATTCATGGCGCGCGAGCTCTTTGTGCTCACGGCCACCGCGATCTACTCGGCCGACCCGCTGCACGTGCGGACCTGGCGCATCGACGCGGTGCCGTGGTCCGAGGAGAACAGCGAGGCCTTTGCCGGCCTGCACAACAAGGGCCGCCGGCTGCTGCTGATCTTCGACGAGGCCTCGGCGATCGCTGACACGATTTGGGAGGTGGCAGAGGGCGCGCTCACCGACGCGAACACGCAGATCATCTGGTGCGCCTACGGCAACCCGACCCGCACGACCGGCCGGTTCCACCGCTCGTGCACCAGGCCAGGCAGCTGGAAGTACAACCGCGTCGACAGCCGCAAGGTCCGGTTCACCAACAAGGCGCAGATCGCCGAGTGGGAAAAGGAGTACGGGGAAGACTCCGACTTCTTCCGCGTGCGCGTCAAGGGTGAGTTCCCGCGCGCCGGCTTCGCCAACTTCATCCCGCCCGAGCTCGCCGACCTGGCCCGCTCCAACCGCCGCGAGGTGCCGCTGGGCGCCTACATGACGCACCAGAAGATCCTGGCCGTCGACCCCGCGCGCTTCGGCGATGACTTCTCGGTGATCACGCTGCGCCAGGGCCTCAAGGTGCATTTCCAAGTGTCGCTGTCGGGCTTCGACGGGCCCGAGCTCGCCGGCCGCGTGGTCGAGATCTGCCGGCAGGAGAAGGGGATCAGCTGCATCGCCTACGACGCCAACGGCAACGGCGCGGACCTCGACTCTGCTCTCAAGCGCGCGCCCGACCTGCCCACGCTCATCCCGGTGATGTGGGGCATCCCCGCGAAAGACGACAAACACTACTTCAACCAGCGCAGCGAGGCCTGGGGGAAGATGAAGGACTGGCTCAAGCACGGCGAGATCCCCGACGACGACCAGCTGATCGACGAGCTCTGCAGCCTCGACTACGGCTACGACGGCCTGTTTCGCATCCAGCTGCAGAGCAAGCAGGACATGAAGAAGAACGGCGGCAAGAGCCCCGACAAGGCCGACAGCCTGGCGATCTCGTTCATTCCCGAGCTCATCGACCGCAAGATCGTGACCGCCAAGGTGCGGCCGACGCAGCGCCGCAAGGTGGTCTGGACCGGGCACCGAATGCAGTCTTGACGCCGGCCGCGGCGTGAGGCACATTGCGCCGGTCTCATCGTGTCGGCAAAACCGTGAAGGCAAGGCGAAGGGGAAGGGTTACCGGGCTGGTGGCCCTCCCCCGGCTGCCTCCGATTCGAGACACTGGACTCATGCGAAGCAGCGAGCCCCGCCAGAGCGGCCACGGCAGGGCACCCGGGTAGCTCCCGGCATCGCGCAAGACCCGGGGCCTGTCTCGCCGAGAGTGGCAGGCCCCGGGCAAGCATCCCCCCGTTTGCCGCTGCCGCGGCCGCATCGCACAATGCGCACCGGCACGCCGAGCAAGCCTCGATGCCTCAACGCCCAACCGCCTCGAGGCTTCCCGCATGGCTGCAAACCCCCTTGTTCGACAACTTGGCTTGACCCAGCTGCTCGAGCGCGAAGCGCAGGCGCTGCCCGACATCCAACAGATCGGCAACGATCAGGTCGAATCCGCGCTGGCTGGCCACATCCGGCACTCGTGGACGCAGAACAAGCTGGCCAAGTACAAGATCGAGCGGCGCATGCTCAACTGCCTGCGCGCCAGGCGCGGGGAGTACAGCCAGGACGCCCTCGCGACGATCCAGGCCAACGGCGGCACAAACATCGTTTGGGCCGACCTGACAGAGACGAAGTGCCGCGGCGCGAGCGCCTGGATCCGCGAGATCGTGCTGCCCGCCGGTGAGCGCCCCT